GAGTGTCACAGTACAAGTTGCTACATCAACTTTTTCCTACTGATCCACGATACCACCGATGAGCAGGAGAAATTAATGAATAAATATCCTAAATGGGATAAGAGGATAAGATGAGAGTTTGGATTGACACGAGAGAACAGAAGAGAGGGGCAAGGGCAAAGAAGTATTACAAGCAACATAACTTCAAGGTTGATATAAAGCATCTTGATGTTGCAGACTATGTCTTCGATGGGAAAGTAGCATTTGAATATAAGACTGTAGCCGATTTTATGCATAGTCTTACTGATGATAATAATTCCTTATTTGAGGAAGTTGCTAATCAAGGTTACGAGTATCGTAACAAGGGCAAATATTCCTACATTGTAATAGTTGGTAAGCTTGTACCAACATTGAAAAGACTGTCAAAGTATAGTAGGAGTAAGAATTATGTTCAGAACAGTATTGCTCAATATAAAGGTGCTATTAGGACTTTGAGGAAGATAACAAATGGAATAATCATCTGCGATACTGAAGAGGAAGCCTTGGAAGAGATGTATCTTCAAGCAAGAAGTTGTCTGAAATTGAATAAGTATGGGGGTACTGGTAGAAGATTGAAGATTGACCGATTAACAGCAGTAGATGTGCTATTAACAAGTGTAAAAAATATTGGATTGAAAACAAGCAATAATATAATCAAGGAATTGAAGATAAAGAATGTTCAAGACTTACTGGATTGTACAGTAACTGATTTTGAGTCTGTTAACCGAGTCAATCTGAAGAAAGCAAGAGAGATATATAAGTTTTTGCATAAGGGAGAGAAACGATAAAATGGATTTGGAAACCAAATGTTTTATTCAAGATGTACAGATAGTTGAGTTGAACGAGCAGTTAACTCAATGCAGAGCAGAGAATGACAGACTAAAGGCAAAGCTCAAAAGAGTCCAAGATGTGCTTAATGACAAGAGGGTTATTTATGAAGATTGAGTATATTGATAAGGAGGATGTCCTTAAAATACTTAAAGATAAGGTCAAGGAAACTAATAATATTCTTATGAAGTGGCAATTAAATCACATCATTCGTAAAGTAAATGAAACACCAACTTTTTTTTACGATAATAATTTTGTGTCATCTACACTAAAAGACACAGATTCCAGTAACAATACCACATTACCCTCATATTATGGGGATACGATGGACTTGCTAACTGCTTGTGAAAAAGGACTAGTAGCAAAGGAGAAACTAATCCACTTCTGTGAGTTGAACATCATCAAGTATATACTACGATACAAGCAAAAAGGGGGTTGTCAAGACTTGGAAAAAGCAAGAACATATCTTGAGAAGTTGATAACCTATGAAAATCACGAGAAGTAGCCGATTAATAGTAAATGAGAATAGCCTAACTGTCACCATACCCCACCAATGCGAAAACTGTCATAACCTCTTCTATCCCATTGTGAATAATCAGAAGTATTGTAGCCCCTATTGTAGCCACCAAGCAAGACTGGAATGGAGGCAACAAAGACACAAAAAACTGAATGGAAAAAGGATTCCAAAGAAGTGTGAGTATTGTGGAAAACGATTCATAAGCGATAGAAGTAATCGGAAATACTGCTCAATTGAATGCAGTAAGAAAGCTCATCAGGATCAGAAAAATAAATGGTGGTTTGAGAATTACGAGGATAATCGACTACCCCTTGGAGAATCAAACCTATCAGAGCATCGGTATGAGGATTTTGAACGAGAATTTTGGGCAGTACGAAACGAGAAAAGAAGACTACTAGGCAGGAGATGAGAAATTATGAAAGTAGAAGACCTGATAAAAAGCCTACAAAAATACAATCCCAAAGCAGATATCGGAATCTCAATAGATGGATACTACGAATCAGAATTATACTTATCCCATATCTGCAAAGACACAGATGGGAAAGAACTAACCCCACAAACCACCAAGGAAGTGAGGATAGAGGGAATAGGTTTCTGTAAGGATTGTGAATTCCTAGCAAGTGACTACTGCCTTGCATACAATTGCGAGGCTGATGATGTAAACGAATGCTATCAATTCAAGGAGATAGATAATGGAGAATGAATTTTCAATAAATAATAAGGCTTTGCATATTTATTGCCTATCTGATGCTCATTTGGGTAGTAATGTGTTTAATCGTGAGTATTGGGAGTATGCTTTGAAGATTTTTAAAAAGGATAAGCATAATAAGGTACTGTATTTGAATGGAGATTTACTGGAAGTCAGTAGCAAGAATGTAGGAGATTCAGTATTCAATCAAGAGATGGATGTGAATGAACAAATCAATCAGATGGTTGAATACCTAGAACCACACAAGCAATACATCAGAGGATTGACTAGTGGAAACCACGATAGTATGAGAACAAAGAAAGATTTCAACTTGGATACTGCCAAGGTTATTGCAGATATGTTGGATGTTCCATATAATACTAGCATCTACGATACTTTACTAGTGAATGATAAGAAGTTGAGCATCTACCTTGCACACGGTAAGGGTAGTAGTAAACTACAACATTTAGCATTGGGTAAGATACAAAGAGATATGAGCTTTATAGAGGCAGATATTAATTTTATGGGGCATCTTCATAGGTGTGGAGCAATCGAGCAAGTCTATTACAAGCCAAACCTTGGTTATTATCGCCGATTATTCTGCCTAACAGGACACTTCTTACGATACGAAAATAGCTATGCAAGTAATATGCTACTCTCACCATCTCCTGAGGCATTCCTACGAGTAGAAGTAGACAAGGACTTGAATAAGAATGTAACAATGTATGAATCCGACAAAATAGATTGGAGAGGTGAATGATTATGGGTGAAACAATCCAAGATTTACAAGACAAGATAACTGAACTAGAAAACACAATCAAAGAACTACAAGAAGAAGACAAAAGACTCTGCACAGTCATATCAAACATAAGCAAAGAAAGAGGACAACTACAAAAAACAGTACACAAACAATCAGAAATAATAGAACTCCAACAACAAATCATAGAGGTCTACCGAGAGTGAATAGAATTGCAACTAATTAAAGCAGTACTGGATGCAGTTATCACACAGGGAATAAAAGTCAGTAGCATAGATGATGTACCAGTAAATGTATACTTACTTGATGACACCATCTACCCCTTATCCTTTATCTTGGATGAAACCGATGACCTGCTCACAATAGCAGTAACTGACCCTGATGGATTTGAACGAGCCAAAATAATACCCAAAGAAAACCTATCCAGTATTGAAATAATCTACCAACAAGACCTAGAACCACCAACCGAAGAAACCACCACAAACGAGGTGATGTACAATTAAAGCAGATGAACTATTAAGAATATTGCAAAACATTCCCAACCCACAAGACTACACTCTCATCCTCTTCAATGAAGCCAATGGTGACTACGAGGAAGTCATCAGTATAATAACAGACCACAAAGATGGGGTCATACATATCCAATAAAAAAGAGGGGATTACACAATGAAAATAGCACTATATAGAATGGAAACAGAAATTAAGGAGAATAAAGATTATGGGTAAAGAAAAATATGCACCACTATCAAACATTGGAGCAAGTACTTATTCAACAATGCCACGAATCACTAATGATTATTATGCAACAAGCCCACAAGCTATAACCCTCCTCCATAAACACCATCTACTAGACAAAAACATCCCATACTGGGAATGTGCAGTAGGGGGGGGGAATTTAAGCAAGGAATTGAAAAGATTAGGATATGATGTGGAACTAGAAACTGATTTATACGATTATGGATATCCTGAAGCCACTACTGGAATAGACTTCCTAAAATGCAAAAGAAAATTCAGGGGAAACATCATTACCAACCCACCATATAACCAGATCAACAAATGGATACCACACCAAAACAAATTAGCAACCCACAAATCCTACATCTTCGCAAGGATACAAACCATAGAAACCATCAAAAGATACGAGAACATCTTCAAAAAAGACCCACCCATACTAATCTGTCCATTCGTGAAAAGGATAAAATGCTACCCAAATAATAAGGACACTATTAAAAGTAGTGCCATCTGTTATGCTTGGTTCATATGGGATAATCAGGTGGATAATAATGAAACTACTGTGAAGTGGCTAATATGACAAGAGTAAAACTAACATTCAATATCATATTTGATACTGATGCCAATGACTTGGATAATATGGGGGAGGAGTTAGCTCTCTTCCTCCAAGAAACATTCCCTAATGGCGAGGATACTTTTAGGGTTGAGTATGTGGAATCTGAAATAATCAATTAGTCTTTTTTCTCTTTTTTTCACAATTCACTACGAAACATTTATATAGTATGAATTACTAACTAATATTAACTACCAATAAGTAGTACAAAATACTAAAACGAAGTGATAAAATGACCGAATATGTAGAATTTGAAATTGTAAGCACCGAAAACAGTCAAATAACCCTCAAAGGATATGTGGACATCACAACAATCGATGATGATGAGCCTGAAATCGGCTACTATGACCACCAAGGCTTTACCACCACCAACCTGCCAAAAAACCCATTCGACTTCGCAGAAGAGGAACATATGCAATACCACCAATTGATCCAAAACTGGGCAGAAGACACTCAATTCCTGCAATGGATATGGGATTGTAAAGATGACAACAGAAGAACAATAGACAGAGAAAACTACCACCTAATAATAAATTAAAACGAAGTTAGTAACCAATAAAAATATAAAACCAAAAAACAAATAATTACCAAAGGAGGAAAAAACTTGACAACAATAGAAGTAAAAATAAGTTTCAAAGAATACGAATTCAGAAGAGTCAAACCAACAACAGTAAAATCATCAGTAGTATACACAAACCCTGAATGGATCAACAGAGAAGTCTGCATCATACCAATGCAATTAAGTATGACCGACAGACTCATTGAAAAAAGCTTAAACAATGAAACCCACGAATACGAACTCACAGTAGAAACCGACCTAATCATTAAAAAAACAATCAAAAAAGCTAAAAACATCGGCAGAGCATACCTGCCATTAGAA